AAACTGTATAGAACTTGCACACGCTATATGTTGTGCTAAACTGGGCGCAATACCACAAGGTGTGCCAATGGCTTATAACCGTCCCGGCAAACAAGAACGAAAGAGCAATAAATCCGACCCGTCAAGGGAAAGCGGTGGCTCTCGCATGCGAGAGAACCACCGTGAACATTACCAAAACAGCACAAGCAGAAATCGTCAAAGCCGCTAACGGCAAATATGACGCCTCTTTCGTCATGAGTGCAGCCGACGCAGACCGTGTCGGTGATCGCTTCTCCCCCAAAGCATATCAATCGCTAGTCGGAAAGAAACTTTTAGCTTTATATTCTCACGACCATACAAAACCAATCGGTTTTTGGGAAAATATTCGCGTTCAGGGAAAAAAGCTGATCGGCGATGTCTCACTGGCGCCAACGAATCTCGGGGCCATGCTGAAAACTTTGATTTCACACGGCACACCTCTTATGGCATCTGTTGGCTTTGCGCCAAAAGATTACGATGTTGATGATGAAGGGTATATTTTTAAGGAAGTTGAATGGCTTGAGTGTAGCATTGTCTCAATTGGAATGAATCCAGAAGCTGTCCAAGTAGCTAAATCACTCGGCATCGATCCCAAAATTCTCGACTGCGACCAATCGGACCCCACTTGCGCGTCCAGGTCAACGTCACACACAAAGCCAGTCGCCAAGACTGCTCACACTCCAGCAAACTCCAGACACAGGAAAGCTCCTATGAAAACCGCAGACCGAATTATCGAACTCGGCCAGCAGCTCAAGGCGATTGATGACCAAAAGCTCGAACTGGCCGCCAAAATGGAAGACGATGATTTCGATGGCAACATCGAAGAAATCGAAAAGCAGGTTGATCTGCTCGACTCCGACCGTGAAGCTATCGAGCGTGAATTGAGCATCGCCAAGTCGCTTGAAGATGCCAAGAAACAACGCATGGAACAGATGCGCCCACAGGAAAAGCAGGCGACTCCAACCGCTCCAGCCGTTGTCAAACACGTTGGCGATGGCGATGCCAAAAACCTCCTTGGCAAACAAGCCCTGGTTGACGCACTCGCATTCAGCGAGCGCAAGTCGCACAACGAAATCGTCGAGAAGTATTTCGGACAAGACCGCTCAATTAATGCAGTGGTCAAAACGGCTACCGGTGTCGCCGATACCACCACGTCCGGCTTCGCTGCCGAACTGGTTGGATCAGCTACCCTGGATTTCCTTGAGACAGCAACCAATCGCACCCTGTTCGGCGCCCTGCGCGGACTCGGTCGCAGTGTTCGTTTCAATAACTCGAACTCAGCAAAACTGACCTTCCTTGATCGCAGCGCACCGACTCGCTCTGCATTTGTCGCGGAAGGCGGCGCAATCCCGACCGGCACAGCCGCATTCGGCGAGAAGCGTCTCGAAGCGAACAAGATGGGCGTTATCATTCCGGTTACCAAGGAACTGCTGCGCGATTCTCCGTATGACGTGATCGGCCTGTTCGAGTCTGCACTGGCTGACTTCATGGCTGATCAGCTTGATGAGCATCTGCTCGATGGCGCTGCTGCGGTATCTGGCGTTCGTCCTGCCTCGATTCTCAATGGTGTTGCTGGCAATGCAACTTCAGGCGCAACAGCAGCCAATGTTGTTACTGACATCAATACTGTGTTTGCAACGCTTGAAGGCGCCAAGAATATCGGCACTCCCGTGCTGGCTATGGCACCGTCGACTTATCGCTCACTGCTTACAACTTCGTGGCCTTCCGGTGGCTTCTCTTATCGCGATGAACTGGAAAGCGGCATGCTGCTCGGCGCTCGCGTGGTTGTCTCGGATAACATTGATGCCACTTCCATCAAGTTCATCCTGCTGGATGCCAGCAAGTTTGGCTGGGCATATGGCAACCCGATGATGGAAACTTCCGACCAGGCAACTATCGTGCTGGCATCTGCTGATACGACCGCGCCGACGATGGCAGTCGATGCTGCCGGTGCTGTCGGTCCAGCGGATCAAGTCATCGCCGATGGTGGTATCCATGTCCGCAACTCGTCTGCATTTGAAGGCGGCGCCGGCGTTGGTGACTTCAAGGCTGTGAGCCTCTGGCAGATCAACAGCGTGGGTATTAAAGCCGTCATGCCGATTGCATTCAGCATGCTGGTGCCAAACGCTATCGATCAGATCACCGCCTAATATCGCGGCGAAATCAACGCCCCTTCGGGGGCGTTTTCACTACGAGGTCAATCATGGCGCATGCACTTATCTGGAATGGATACGAATTTTCCGAGATGCCGCGTGACAAGGCGGTCTCTCAAGCCGAATCAGGCGCATTATCTGTTTACGACGCAATCCTCCCCTGTCAGTGGGTTGTCATCAAAGATGGCGAACAAATAGAGGATCTGCTGTGGCCCGAGCAATATGCTCAGACAAAATCAAAGCCACGCAAGACCACAAAGAAAAGAACGGCAAAACGTAAAGCCGAAACCAAGCCCGTAGAAACAGAGCAACCTGTGGTCGATGATGAAGACAAAAAACCAGAACCTTCTGACGAAGGTTAAACACTGGTTTATGGGGTCGCCGTCACACGGCACGCCATTCGACCAGGTTCCGCAATCCTTCGCCCCTTCATGGTGGCAACGTAATCAGTCATTCGGTCACGATGACAAGTGCCCGGCGGTATCCGCGTGCGTAGATGCTTACGCGCAGACAATCGCCACTCTTGAGGTTGAGCATTGTCGCTATACCGACACTGGTGGAAAAAAGCCCATCAGAAACTCTCCGCTGGCACGCGTATTGCGACATCCGAATCATTATCAAACGCGTAGCGATCTGTTAATGAACGCCGTGCGTGATCTGCTCTATCATGGCAATGCCTACATCTACGGGCAACGCAATACTTATGGAGACATTGAGGAGATTTTCCTGGTGCCTTCAGGTCGGTGCAGGCCATTCATTGAGCCTGATTCGCGTGAAATCTGGTACGGCACCGGCGCAAATCCGCTTGAGACAAAGGAAATTGAAGCCTGGATACCATCACGCGACGTGATGCACTTGCGCTTGCATACTCCTTACAACGATCTGATCGGCGTTTCACCGATTGAAAATGCTGCGCTGGCAATTGCCGCCAATCGCAGCATGGCAGCGCATCAGGCTGTCTTCTTTTCTAACATGGCGCGCCCGTCCGGTTTTGTCAGTGTGGACACAGAATTGATGACGGAAGTGCAAATCAAGCAGGCGCGGGCAGCGTTTAACAACCAGGCGCAGCAAATGAACTCCGGCGGCATTCCGTTCCTGCCGTCTTCAATGAAATACCAGCAACTGTCGCTGTCATCAACTGACGCCGAATTGATCGAGGCTTTCAAACTCACAGTTTCCGAAATCGCCTCCGCGTTTCGCGTACCGCTTCCAATAATCGGAAGCTATGAGCACGCCACTTTTAATAATGTCGAGAACCTGCAGGGATTCTGGTTATCAACAGGACTTGGTTTTCTCCTGAATCATATTGAGCAGGCGCTTGATAAATTCTTTGGCCTGCCAGATGACGAGTTCACCATTTTCGATACTGACACGTTGATGCGCACAGACTTCCAGGCAAGAATGACGGCGCTATCGACCGGCGTCACGCACGGCATCTACTCACCGAATGAAGCAAGATCAAAAGAAGGATTACCGGCGGTGGAATTCGGAGACGAACCTCGCGTGCAAGCGCAGTCTGTTCCGCTTTCGCAAGTTGAGATGAGCCAAAGCGCAGATCCATCACCGACGCCGCCCGTGCCTCCCGTGTCCGAAGAAGAAGAGAAGGCAATTGCCTATCACCTGATCAAGAAAGCGATGACAGCATGAACAAAGCCATATTTGAAGCCATTGCGGATATCCTCAAAGAAGAACGCCTGTTTACAGAAAAGCAGGTTGATAATGCACGCGAGGAACTGCTCTCGCTTGTCGATAAAAAACTTGAGGAAATCCATCTGCCGCAAGGCGAGAAAGGCAAGGACGGCAAGGACGGCATCGGCATCAAGTCTGTTGATTTGCATCCTGATAACAAAGCGTTCGATCTTGTTTTCGATAACGAACAAACCGTCACGATTGAGCTGCCAGAACCTTTGCATGGTAAAGATGCAGACCCGCAAGATGTTGCCAAAAGCCTGAAGTCAGACAACGCTTTTCTCGAAGTTGTTAAAGGCGAAAAAGGTGAGGACGGAAAGGACGGTGTCGGGATTAAGTCTGTTGAGCAGCATCACGATAACAAGGCGTTCGATCTGGTCTTTGATAATGAGCAGTCCGCAACGATTGAATTGCCTGAACCTCTGCACGGAAAAGATGCAGATCCGCAGGAAGTTGCCAAAAACCTGAAGTCTGACACGACATTTCTTGAGGTGGTCAAGGGCGAGAAGGGAGAAAAAGGCGACAAGGGCGACGCGCCGGAACCTGAAGTTATTGCCAAGACGCTTGTCTCTGATGAAGCATTCCTTAATTCAGTTAAAGGCGAAAAAGGCGAGGACGGCAAAGACCGTTATCATCTCCTTCCATCACTTGCCGAAAAAGGCATTACCCTCGACAAAAACGATATCGTCATCCACAAAGGCGGTCTGCATCAGGCAATTCGTAAAACACACGGCAATCCTGAAGAAGATCCAGCCGGATACCATTGCATCGTTGACGGCATACACGAAGTCAAAGCCACCGAAGACTGGAAGATACGCAAAACAATCTGGTCGGTCGAATACACCAGCGGCAAAAGACAGAAATATGCTTTTGATATCAAGGGAGGTTTGACGCTTGCCGGTTGGTCAGAGGATGTGCGCATCCTCAAGGGTGACTCTTTTATGATCGACACCCGCGTTTTTACTGCGCAGCAGGATGACGCGGGCAATCCTGATGATCATCCTGATCATTACAAGACAATCGACCTGCGCGGTCGACGTGGGCGCCAGGGCAAGCAAGGCGTCATGGGTCCACGCGGTATTTCCGGCATGGACGGCGCTGATGGTGTCGGCATCGAGGATATTACCGTCACGCAGAAATCAATCATCATCACGATGACCGATGGCGTGGTGAAAGAGTTTGGCATCTCTCCAGATATTGAGTATGACGAAGGCGAAGCGCCGATCAATAACTATCGCGGTGACTATCGCATCGGCAAGTCATACAAGCGCGGCGATGTCGTTAGCAGTTCAAAGGGTCTCGTGTTATGCCTCAAGGACACATCTTCCGCACAACTGATTGATAATCAGTATTGGGTGCGGATGAAAACCGGCGGAGGTGGCGGCGGCGGCGGTGTTGATCCGGCAGCGCGTTCGCCATTTAACGTGGTTGCAAATACCGCCTTGATCCCAGCAGCCGGTGCCGGCGCTGG